CGTCAATGCATCTAAGCCTGTTTGTGTTGCTTGACTTTGAAGAAGATTTGAAGATGCATCGGCTACTGCTTTTTTTACACCTTCTGTTAATGCAGATTTTCCTGCTTCTGCTGCTGCTCCTGCTGTACCTTTTGCAAGATTAGCGAAACTCTCTAATCCTTTTCCTATTCCAAATCCTGTAAGACCAGCTAATAAACCTTTTTTAGCATCTCCAGTAGCTGCGTATTGAGCTAAACCAGAACCTAATGCAGCACCTAAGCCACCTGTTAAAGCTTTAACCCCTAAAGCTCCAAATAATTTTGGACCTAGAAAAGAACCTATCAATGGTGCTAGAAAGGGTAAAAATGCTTCTGGTTGTCCGGTTTGTGGATTAATTGTTAGTGGTGCTACTTGTGCTAATCCTCTAACTTCAGCAGGATTTACATGCATTAGCATACTATCGCCATAGCGACCTTGTGCTGCTACATTTTGCACTTGTTGTTGTAGATTCATTCTATCTGTCCTCTTTTGTTTCGCAGCCGAATACGTTAAAACTCATGTTGCTTGCGCTAGTGTAAACCTTCAATACATCTGCTTGGTTAAGTGTTATCCCAATAACTATAGAGAAGGAATCATTAGCAGCAACTGATTTGTCATAAAAAATAAATTGTTTATCGTCAGCACCAGCACCTGCTACATGAACACTTAATCTAAATGTTATGGCAGAACCTGTTCTATTTGCAGCAACTATTGAACTAATAGTTGTCTGGGTCATATCTGGTACTGTATATAATGTTGTTGTGGTTGTTGCAGATGGGTCTAGTTGACCTAAAACTTTTAAAGAATCAGACATGCTTTGTTCCCATTAATAAAAATTGATGTCGTCTAGTTGCTTTTGATGTCATAGACTCTTGCAGTCTCTGAACTCTAATAAGTTTCACATTCAAATCTTCTATTGTTTGCTCTACGATTCTTCTCGTAGTCGCTTCATCATTTGCGTCATATTCTAAATTAGGTATGGGTAAAGCTAGTGTTTTTATATCAGCCATTATCTCTTACCATCACCTCTAATTTCTAATCTTAAATCTCCAGTACGCCATCCATATCGGCTACCAGTATTAGATATGCGTATTGCAGCATGTCTACTTCTACTTCTGGCATTAACAAATGTGGATTCTGGTGTCACGTTGATAGTTTGTAAAGTAGATAAACTTTCTAAAGGATAGTTTCTACCTTTTATAGTATATGTAACCGAATCACTTGTAGAATATTGATCTCTAAATTCTACATCTGGTATTAATTTAGAAATGAATATCAACCTTTCACCATCAGGGCTTAAATCAAAATCACTAGATTCGATAAATGCTGTAAAGTCGCTACCATCATTAGAGTGCCCTAATTCATGGTTAAATAAAAAGTTAGAATCAGAGCCAGATGTTTTACCTGCTGCTACAGGAAAATCTAAAGTAGGTGCTTCTATCCAAGCTGTTCTAGTAAATCCATCATCGGTCGTGCCAATGGCCCAAGTATTTTCTAAATAATTATAAATAACATATCTGTTGACTTCTAAACTGTCTGAACTTGGATAGAACCAAATAACTTCATTCTTGTTTTCTACTGAAGCTGCGAAACATTTATATGCTTGTCCTAAATTAATATCACTGTAAATATAATCTAATACAGTACAAGGCAGTCTTTGTGCAGTTCCTGAATAAACATAAAATCCACCTCTATCCATAAAGTAAACTCTATTATTTGCATTTACTGCTGCATTTGGAGCTATTAAAGATGGGCCTGTGGCAACCTCTATAAAAGAAAATATAAATGGCTCACCAACAAATCGCATTGAAGTAATACCTACATCTGTCCAAATAAGTATTTCTTGCCTTGTTTGTAGAGTGCCTACTATTAAAGACCCTTGAGATAGTTGAATACCACCTGCTTGATTTGTTGCAGTTGGTGTCCAATCTGATGCACTTTCTGTATCTGACCATCTAACAAACAGTGGATTTAATGTGGATGATCCTATTGGATTTGATCCAAAGCAAATAACATGCTTGTCAACATCAGATACCATAACTTGTAAAGCTTCAACAGGAGTATCACTTGCTCCTCCCAAAGAAGATAGCGCCACAGCTCTTGATGTTACACCTGAACTTTCATCCCAATAGAAAATACCTCCACCTCTTATATTTCCTATTAGATCATCTCCAAAATTATCTTGTGACCATAATCTTAATTGACCAACTGCAGATATGGCTGTAGTAGAACCCCATGTGCCCGCACTCCATGTTCCAGCGCCCCATCCAGTTCCTTTTACAAATACGTCTAGTCCAACATTTATTTCATATGATCCATCTACCCCAGAACCGCCATTTCCTGTGTCGCTTGAATTAGCAGTCACAGTTGAACCAGATGTATCTTTAGCTGTAATTTCATAAGTATTAGAACTTAAAACTCTATCTACTTGGTATTCTTGATTCAAAACATCAGCAGTAATATTACCACCTAATGTAACAGCACTTGAAAATGTAACGCTATCATTTGCCGTAGCGCCATGACTTGAATCCGTTACTACAACTACTGAAGAGCCATCGGTTGCTGCAAATGTAATACTGTTTGTAGACGTTTTTCTTATAGGTGTAATGTTATAAAAGGTACTACCTTCTTTTACAAAATATTTTAAATGAGTTCCTACACCTACATAGGATGTTGAATCTGTATCTCTATAAGAATATAAGCTTCTCGCTGTGCCTTTAAATGAATTAAGAGAGTTTTTCTGCCAACCAGCAATTCTTTCGGGTTTGCCTTTTCTGAATCTAACTTTGTCTGAGTTAAACCAGCCACCCTCGTTACTATAGTTAGTACCCTCTCTATTTATTCCCGGTCTGAAAGTATATTTAGCTAATGGCATACTTATACCTCATGCCACTCTTTACCTTGGAATAAAAGACTTTCAGCTTCACGTCTACGAATCAAACCATCCAAAGTTTTTCCACCAGCCTTGTTCCATCTTTTAATTTCGCTGGGTACTTTTGAGTAATTTTTAGCGTTAAGTTCCTTGAGCATTGTACTCGATCTTAGGTTTGATGGACCTAAATTATATACCCATGCACAAAGAGAATCGAATTGATTTTGTGTCAAATCAACCTCAACATATTTATTAATATAATCTTCAAACTCAACTATATCCTCGTCAAACCTTTCATCAGCGTATTCTTGTGTCCATTCATCGCCTTCTTTCACACCGCGAGTTGCGCCCCATCCGTTTGTCCAAACATTTGCAGAACATAGATAAGCTTCTAACTTACAGCCTTCAAATTTTTTGATTAAAGATTTGCCTTCTTCTGAAATTTTCATATTAACCCCATGTTCCATCTTTTCTGACTGTGGCAACTTTTTTACCGCCATGATACTCAACAGCATGACCTTCTTTAATAAGCTTTTGACAAATATCTTCGCCAGATTCAGTATACGGTATGCCAAGAATTCTTCCATACTTACCTTTACCTAAAGATTTTAGTTTGAATTTACCAACACACAACTCTTTTAATCGTTCTTTTGCAGCTAATCCTAGTTTTTTTTCGTCAAGATTTCTTGTTCTACTTTCTGGAGTATCTATTCCGCTCAAACGTACTCTTTGTTTGTGTAATTTTACATCAAAGCCAAGGTCTAAGACTACATCTATAGTATCTCCATCTACCACTCTATCTAACTCTGCTTGGTAAACAAAAGCATCAGGTGATTTACTCATTTGGATTATCCTGTAATTCTGTCTTTGTATCTTGTTCTCTATAATACTCGATGATAGCCAAGACATTAGTAATGTATCTTTTAATCTCTGCCATGTTCATACTCAGGCTTTCATAGCCTTGTGTTGACAGCGCGTAATACGGCTCTGCTGGAGCTTTACCTTCTTTAATAAGCTGTAAATACTCTTCCATCACATCTGGAGTAAGAACGCGCCATTTAATATCTTGCAAGCTTACTTCTAGAGGCATGGGAGGATGATACATAGGAGCTGGCAAAGTAATTGTTTTGACCTCTACTGGTACAGTTCGAGGCTCTAGCAATGAACATGCAGAAATCATCAAAGAAAAACCGATTATTAAACTAATTGTTAACAGTTTTTTCATTTTTTTCCTC